CTGATGATAAGTTAATAAAAACAGCACAAGCAGTAGCAATGCAAAAGGCAGCAGATGCGAAAGCAGATGCACAAAACACAGCCGCTGATGATAAGTTAATAAAAACAGCACAAGCAGTAGCAATGCAAAAGGCAGCAGATGCGAAAGCAGATGCACAAAACACAGCCGCTGATGATAAGTTAATAAAAACAGCACAAGCAGTAGCAATGCAAAAGGCAGCAGATGCGAAAGCAGATGCACAAAACACAGCCGCTGATGATAAGTTAATAAAAACAGCACAAGCAGTAGCAATGCAGAAAGCGGCAGCTATACAAGCACGAGATGCAGCCGCAAAATATGCCAAACAAAATAAAATAGCAGATGCAGGATTAATAAAATTAGCAACCAACGCGGCTGAAAAAGCGGCAACGGATGCATATAACAACTCAAATGAAATATCAGATAATAAATTAAAACAATTAGCGATCGCTGCGGCAGCGGCAACAATTGATAAAGAAAATAATAAGACAAAATCAACGGCAGTGGATGTAACGTATCCAATAGATCATCACCCAGATGATACTAAAAAGAATGATGTAAAGATAGCAACTGGAACGTATCCAATTGGCACTGCATTCCCACACACTGGCGAACTTCCTATATCAGTGGGAACTGCCGCTACTGTAGGAAGTAATACTAATACTCTTGCAATAGCAAAAGCACTAGATGTAGCAAAAAGTAATACTACAAAAACGAAAACAGGCAAAAGACAATGGCCATATGGTGGTGACAGTGACCTTTGGCCTACAAATTTATATAAATGGACACAAAAATATGGTACATTTGAAAATGAAAATTTAATTACAAAGTACTTCACACTAAACGAGGGCGGAGCAATGCCAGGAGTTGGGACAGTACATATATCTGAAATTCAACCAACATTAGTACAATTAGAAAAATCATTGGGTATTAATTTACAAGATAATACATTAGGTAGTGTAGGCAAAAAACAATTTAGTGGTGATATTGATGTAGCGTTAAAAATAGCACCAGAAGAGATTCCAGCGTTTATTGAAGCACTTACTAAAAATCCACTTGTTAGTGATATTAGAAAAACTAGTGTTATTATGACAAAAGTAAAAATACAAAACTTTGATAAAAGCAAAGAAGATCCAGATGGCAGACCACGTACAGGATTTGTACAAGTTGACTTTATGCCAGGCGATCCAGGGTGGCTAAAAACATATTATCATACACCACATGAAGATGATTCAAAATACAAAGGTGTTTATCGTAACATTATGATTGCAACATTAGCCGCAGTTCATAACAGAGATGAAAGTGATGCTAAACTAGAAGACGGTCGTGCAATGGAAACTAGACGTTTAATGTGGAGTCCAACAGAAGGACTATTACGTGTTAAACGTACACCTGTTCCTAATAAAGCAGGCACAGGGTATACTAAAAAGAATAAAAACGAAACAATTGATGGTCCTTGGAAACAACCAGATGACATAGCACAACAACTAGGTCTTGATAGTGGCAAAGATTTAAATAGTTTTGAATCACTATTAAAAGTAATGCAAAAGAACTGGACAAAGGAAGCACAACAATATGCCGTTGATGGATTTAAAGATAATAAAGTAATACAAGATATTGGAATACCAGAGGAGTTACAATAATGAAAATAAATGAAATAACTACAGAGAAAGACGAGTTAAACGAGATAATAGGGCCATTAATAAAATGGGGGTTGAAAAAAGTGGCTAAAGCAGGTGGCAGTGCGGCTAATTCATCCTCTAAGGCAATTAAAGGTACAACTTCGGGTGCTAAAGTTAACACGGTATCAAAAACACAGAAATCTCATTTGTCAGGAACGAAAACAAACAGTAAACCAAATAAAAAAACTGATACTAAATCTATGACTGTGTCGAAGGCCAGTCAGAGTTCCCTTTGGCCAAAGTATGTTCACAAGGCATTTGCAGATAAGTCCCGATTAGATAACTTTCGTGCTAGAAATGGCGTGCCAGGCAAATACTCGGAAATCCAAAAACATGAACTACAGAAATTAACAAAGGCTGCTAAGGTGAGCCAGTCCGTTGTTCCTTTAAAGTTTCTGAAAAGCTGGCCAAAATAATTTAAGAAATAAACAATGAAAATAAATGAAATTATAACAACAGAAGCTCCTACTTGGTCAGTAAAGGGCAACCCTCATAGTAGAGATATCAATATAAATGATCTAAATCTATCTGTGCCACATGCACCTATTCATACTGACAAAAAAACTAAAAAACTACCACCAGGAGCAGATTTAACTAATCCTAGTATTGATATTGATTCTGGTAGTGAATTTGATAGTAATTGGGATACTATATTAGATTTAGACAAAAAATTTAAAAAGTTTGGTAAATTTAATATAGGCAAAAACATATCAGGTAAAATAGACTTAAATAAGGATGATATTCTTAAAGGGAAATTTGATCCAACAGCAACTGTTCAATATAGAAAAAATTGGTAGAAGAGTATAATGAAAATCAACGAAATAACAAAAAAAGAATGGGAGGACGCATTTAAAAATGCAGCCAAAACAACAGCCAAAAAGACTATTTCCAAGGCTGATTTTTTAAAGAATTCAACTGCTACCTGGGTAGGTCCAGAGTCTGGCGTATGGAATGACGTTACATCTTTTGAAGCACAAAGACTGGAAAAGGAAGGATGGAGCGAAAGAATGATATGGAAAATGACTCAAAATATAAGAGGAACTGATGGCAACTGGATGCAAGAAATATCAGATCATAATGCTAAATTAAAACCAGAAGGAGTTGATCCAAGAGATGGAATTAAAACACTAGGAGATCATCTCGACCACGAAGAATTATTTAAAGCATACCCACATGCGAAAGATATAAAAGTAAAATATTGGGATAATAAACACAAGCCACAGACAACTGGTAGATATAATGAGTATAGAGACGAAATAAGCGTAGGAATTTATGGTCAAGACGCTAACGGAAAAACAGTCAAACGAACACCTTCTCAGCTTATTAGCACTATGGCGCATGAATGGCAACATGGTAACGAAACGCTAGAAAAGTGGGCACCAGGTGGTAGTTCAACAACTGATACAACTAAAGAAATAGCAAAGAATTTAACCAAGGCTGGACAACCGCATGATGCCTATGATACATATAGATCACTCGGTGGCGAAGTAAATTCTCGTTCAACAGTTGATAGACTAGATTTAACTCCAGATCAACGTAAAGCTCAACACCCAACGTTAGGACGGTTAAGTAAAACAATTACAATTCCAGGACACACGCTTCCACCACACATTACGGATCCAAATGCAGTATCAACAACTACATCTAGAGATAAGAAATTTATTACATATACGAATCCAGATTATGGGCGTCGTGTTGTACCACATCCATTGGGTAAAAGTTCAAGTAAGTCATCAGATGCATTTACTAAAGTAGACCTTGGTCCTCAAAAAGCAATTTCTGTTGATCTTACTAAAAATTCTGCTAACAAAACAAAGAAACCTCAATAAATATTGACATATACAGGTGAATCCTGTATAATAACATCAAATGGAACTCATGACAGAAAAATATTGTATATATACAAACAATTTTACATTCGTTGATAATGATGGATATGTAGCATTGTGTTGTAAAAATCTAAAACATAAACTTCCTTATCATATTAAAGAACACAAACTTAGTGATATTTGGAATAGCCCAGAAATGCATGAAGTAAGAGCAGAAATTGCCAATGGTGGCGAACCTGCAGGTTGTTTTAAATGCTATGATCCAGAAAGAGAAGGAGTGCGTAGTTTTAGACAAAAAGCATTAGGCATGATTAATAATGGTGTTCCGTTTGAAGATAATAAAATACATGCATTAGATTTAAGATTAGGTAACGTATGTAACTTAGCATGTGTTATGTGTTTTGCCGGCAACAGTAATAAAATATTACACAATCATAAATCGATGGCAGAGCATTTTAATTGGAAAGATGGAAGATTAGAAAAAGAAGCAGAAAAATACCACAGAAGCAATTACGATTGGAGTGATGATCCACAAGCATGGGATAATATTATTTCAAGTGTTGATAAAAACTTAAAGCACGTATACCTAGCAGGTGGCGAGCCTTTTTATCTTAAAAACTTTCCTACTACAGTAGAAAGATTAGGCAGACTTGCTCCTGGAACAAATTTTGTAATTAATACAAATGGTACAAGGTTATTAAGAGAAAAAGATTTAAAGCAGTTTAAGAATGTTGAAAATGTATTCATAAGATTTAGTGTAGATGGTTGGGGTAAAGCAAATGAGTGGACTAGACAAGGTACTGTATGGGAAGAAAATCTGCAAGTAATGGATCAGTATTACAAAAACTTTAGATTGGCGGTATGGGACATTACTGCTAACAGTTTAAGTGTAAGACACATACCTAAACTTATTACATATTTATGGAATAACTATCCAGATGCAAAAGTACAAATACGACCGGTTGTTAATAAGACAGAAGTACTAATGGAAAACATTCCTGATAGATTTAAAAAAGAAAGTTTAGCATTTTTTGAAAAGCATAAAAATAGGCTAGAGGGTGTTGATCATGTTATAAATGAAATGCGTAAGCCATTTAATAATGATATGAAACGTAAAAAAACAGTAAGGCATTTTGTAGATTATTATGATGCACATGGTGCACTTACACTTGATAGTTTTGATCCAGAGTTAGCAGAATGGATACATAGTGATGACGAAGAATAATTTTTGTTCAATTCCTTGGATACATGCCGCTACTAAAACAAACGGAACAAGTAGAGTATGTTGCTTAATGAGCAACCATACAAGTGGCGGTCTCACAGGACATAACTTTAAAGATCATACAATAGAAGAAATACATAATAGCGAATTCACTCGCAAGATTCGTAAACAATTCCTAGCAGGAGAAAAACCTGTTGAATGTGAAACATGCTGGACCAAAGAAGATAACGGTGGGAAAAGCAGACGTACATTTACAAATAGAATGTACAAGGATGTAATTGATTACGATAAAGCAGTAAAACTTACTTCGCCCGACGGAAGTACAACACAAATGCCTGTGTATTGGGATTTGAGGTTTGGCAACTTATGCAATTTAAAATGCGTAATGTGTGGACCTCAAAGCAGTAGCATGTGGTACAAAGACTGGGCAAAAGTTCACAACACCGATCATTTTTACGACAGCGGTACCAAAGTCACAATGCAGGACGTATCCAAACAAGAAAGGAAAGACCGTGCATCGGATTATGATTGGTGGCAAAGTGAACACTTTTGGGAACAGTTAGATCAATACAAAGATCAATTAGAACATGTATATCTAGTAGGTGGTGAGCCTATGCTTATTGAGAATCACTATAATTTTTTGCAAAAATTAATAGATGCAGGCGTAAGTAACAATGTAGTACTAGAATACGATACAAATATTACAAATGTACATCAACGTGCTATTGAACAATGGAAGCATTTTAAAAAGTTAATTCTTAGATGCAGTATTGACGATTATGGTGAACAAAATGATTATATTCGTTTTCCGAGCAAATGGTATAAATTAAATGAAAATATAGAACGTATTAATGAATTACTGCAAAATACACAAGTAGAAATAAGCATTACTTGGCAAATGCTTAATGCATTTACATTTTTAAAACTATTAGACCACTTTAATGACTACCCTATTAACATAAGAATACTGTCTAACCCTGATATGCTAGATGCAAAGCATCTCCCTAAACAAGCAAAACTAGGCATTATAAATACCTATAGTACTTCAAAACACAAAGATAAAATTTCTCATTTAGTAAATTATTTGAACAATAATATAGATTACGACAATAATCCGTATAGTTGTGTAGAATTTTTAGAAAAATTAGATAAAATAAGAGGAACAAACTGGAAAGAAACGTTTATTGAATTACATAAATCGATAAATAGTTAAAACAAGGAGTCGTGATGAAAGTTAATGAAGTAACAGACACATTATTGGAATTAGAACTATGGGCTAAGAAACAAGCACCATTGTTTGAAGCTAGTGCGTCTGCGGAGAGCCTTAGTAAAACAATTTTACAAAAAGCAGTACACAAGTTTAAAGGACAGCCAGAGCCTGATGAAGCTAAGACTAAAGAGATGCAAGATTACATGGCAGGCTTAGAAGCGAAACTTGGAAATGAAAAAGTAGAAAAAACAATATTACAAAAGTTCTTTGGATTCTTTCGTAGTCATCCAAGATGGATAGGACTAGGAGTTATTATATTAATGCTAATATCTCCTATGTTACCATCAATTGCAGTAATAGGATTAAGTTTAGAAAAGATACTTTCAATGACACTAGCTGGATTATATGCAATAGATATTGCATCACCAGCAGTTAAAACAGCACTGGAGCTATAATATGAAAATTAATGAATTTGCAAATAAATCAAAAGTTGATGAAGGTGACATGGAAGCAGATCAGAAAAATCCTCATGCTCAACCATTTCTTCATCTTCCTGAGTGGAAGATGTTACATGATATAGATGATAAAATTATTAGTGCATATATTAAACATAAATCAATGGCAAGAGCTGCCGGTAGAGGAATTAAGAAGGGTTTGAAAAAACTTTCAAAATTAGGTTCTAAAAATGTTTCTACATCATGGGATGATGATGGACATGCAACTACAACTACAACATATAATGAAACCAAAGAACAAGCAGATGCTTATCACAATGAGGTCTTACAAAAATTAATAAAACAACTCTTTGATGTATCGTATGATGTTAGATACAAAAGAGGTGACTCAGATGCTCAAGCTGATACACTAGATAAAGTTATGGCTGAACTTAAAGATTTAAGACTTGCTTTCCCAAATAAACATTATAAAATTGGCGAAGATAAAAACTCTGATACTAAACAAAAAAGAATAGCAATAGATACAGTCAAAAATCCTAATAAAGCATTATTGGGTGGTCCTTCAGCCAGCGAAGCAGAAGATATTTTAAAAACTAAATTTGGATATTCAGATAATCAAATTGCTAAACTTAAAGGAGTTGATGAATCCAAACTTAATGAATTTACTCTTTCAGATTTAAAAGGAATGGGAATTAAGCCTACAAGAGAACAATTCCATAAACTTCAAAAGATGAACCATGAAAATGGTGGAAATATTACTAGAAGTGATTTGCAAAAGGTTGGTATTAATGAACAAGGCGTTATTGTACCAGGTGTAAACACTACAGTTGATGTAAAGCCAGGACAAACAGAAATAGAAGCGGCTAAGTTTGGTAATGGAAAAATAAAACCATTAATGCCTAAAGGAAAGAGTAGTTCACACATTTTATTTAACTTAGGATTAGCAGAACATAAATGATAGTATATATTGTACAAATGGAAAAAGCAATAGCTAAACCAACAGCAGTATGTGATCCACATAACAAATATGTTGTTGGTGTTTATGCTGATATTAAAGTGGCACATGAATCTGGTAAGGTAGAAGAAAATTGGAGACATGGACAGTATAGATATCGTATACATGATTTTGTGTTAGATCATATTAATACTGATAAATTAAAATATGTAGTATCTGATGCAAACAAACCCGGAGACTTATCGCCAGATTTTGAGATCATTAATATTAAAAGTGCTTTAAAAAAGATATGAAAATAAAAGATGTACTAAAACTTCCAAGTATTAACATAGGCGATGAAGTGTTAGTAGGAAAATTTAAAAACCGTAGAGCAACAATTACGGGGTTTACTACAGACGACAACAATCAGCCAGTATTAAAAACAACTAAAGGCGATCAAAAACTATTCAAACCTAGAATAGTTAAATTAATGGATAAGTAAAATGAAAGTAGAGTTGAGGCGATTGCAGCCAAAGCATATTTTCCAATTAAGAAGTATACTAACAAAAGAGACCGCTCAATCATCATATATAGAGTGGCCTTTCACAAAAAAGGTTGCAGAATCTTTCATTTCAAACTATAATACATGGGGTATATGGATTAATAACGGAATTCTTGTCGGCGCTGTGGAAGTAAAAGAAAATTTAGAAACAGCATACTTTGTAAATGACAAGTATAGGAATATAGGAATAGCAACACAGGCAGTGTTATTATGTAAAGAAGAATTTGCTGATAAACAACTTTGGTGTGTTATTAATCCTAATAACAAAGCAAGTTTAAAAGTAGCTAATAATGCACAACTCAGAGTAAGTTTCATTAGTTAAATGTAAGGAATAATATGGACTATTCAAAAGTAGATAAAGATGGCAACGAATTAAAGTCAATAGTAGAACCTGCTAACCAAAAATACCAAGCAGGCTATTATGATTACTGGTTGGAAGATCCATCAAAGTACGAACCAACTGAAGAAGATATTAAATGTGAATTACAATTATCTGCAATGAGTACAGTAGAACCATTAAAATGGGAAATTGACTTAGGATGGTTTAGAAAAGAGATTAAAGCATACGACGATAAGTGGGTTCCGTATTTACGCAGAGAAGGTGTAGTAAACAACAGAGAAGGACTATGTTTAGTAGGACTACCAGGAGATGATCCTTGGGATAGTTTAAGTATGCCTGAAGCAATAAAAAGAACTGGACGAATGCTTACTGAATTAGATTTTAATGAACCTACACAGTTATACAAAGACTGTAAAAGTTTACACCCATTATTAGATTATTGGAAACCACTAGGACGTACAATTATTGTTAATAGTGGTGCAGGAGGGTGGTTCCCACCACACAAAGACCAACCAATGCTAACCAGAAATACATTTAGAGTATGTGCATTTGTGTCAAAAAATGTAGGACATGATGCATACGAATGGGTATCAGATGGGCATACTTGGCCAGTTAAATCGGGCGGCGTATACTATATAGACACACGTAAAACGCATAGAACACACAGTTGGAAACCAGATAGTATGCATTTAGTTATGAATATACCAAAAACGTGGGAAAATGTTGTTAAGTTAATGAGTGCGACACTTAATTACTAGCCAATAATTCTTGAATTAGATAAATACTTGTATGAAGATTACAGACATTATAACTGAGGATGCAGATGCAGGAAGTACAATGGCAGGTAATATTGCCAGTGTTACGTTCCCAATGACGCCTGGCACTAAAGAAAAAGACGCTCGTAAAGCTGTAGATCCAAAAGGATACTTAGGTAATAAGAAAAAAAAGAAGAGCTTAGGTTATACTGAAGAAGTCAAGGTGATTAAAAGATGAATTTAAAACAATTAAATGAAATTCCGGACATAGAATCTGACATTTATGCACAAGATACTTGGAAAAATGATTGGCGTAAGTCAGAAGAGATTGTTAATAAGTATTTTGATGGCAATGAAGATTATTTAGAAGCAATAATGGATAACGTAACTTCTGATTCTTATAAGGATGAAACAGGTGATGATTATTTCTGGAACAAACACGCAGACATTATTAATGACAATTTTTATGGTGATTGGAATTGGTTAGAAGCGATACAATATTGGGATGAGAAAGATATTGTTAAGGCGAAATCAATATACAGCAATGACTTTCAACAGAATCAAAATGTCAAGCCAGGAAACTCAAACTTTGATGATAGAAGAAGAACTACAGAGGCAGAAGATGTAGACCCTTTTTCAAAAGAAGGCTGGGAAAAATACAGAAGTTTTAAACATGGATCAGCAACTGCTGACAAAATGGCTAAAGACGAAGATAAACGTGGCAATAAAAGATTTGGAAAGTATGACGACAACGGAAATTGGCATAGTGTATCAACTTCAGACCCAGATAAATGGAAAGAATTAAAAGCAAAAGGTTATTCATTAGTAGAAAGTTGGAAAACTCCATATTTTATTAAAGAAGCCACAGGTAAATGTAAATATTGCGGTTGTTCAATTGATAGTCCAGATCCATCTTGTGATTGTAAATATGATTCACATGATGCAAGTGGTAGTAATTGGGTTAACGAAGGCATTTATGCAAAGAATAAAGAAGACCCTATGAATCCAGAAGTAATTATACAGGGTTATGGAAGATTAATGTTAAAACAACTTGAATCAAAAGTATCAAGTATGTTTACAGAATTAGCAGAAATGTGCGATAAAGGTAATTGGAGCAATGTTGAATATAATCTTAATAAAGGTTTAGTACAAGAGTTCCTAAAAACTATAACAGAAACGTACGAAGAATTAGAACAAATTAGAAGACGCGGCGGTATGAACAGTCGTGGCATTAAACAGAGGTAACGACATGGACACAAACCACCCGACATATAACAAAATTGATAATACGTTCGAACGTGTTATGAATGAGATTAACAAATTTGAAAAAGTTTTTAAACAAGGCGGCCAACTAGAGATGGCTGTAATGGAAATAGATGGAGACCCATCGCATTTAAAAGATGTAGCATTAGCATTATCAAATCTTTATGAGGCTTTGGAAGATGCACACTTTGGTACAATAGGTCACGTAGTAGATGATCGAGGTGCTAAAGAATCAGTTCAAGAGAATAAAAAAACAATTAAAGAAGGTGTACTTGACAGTGATGATGATGATGGGTTTATGGCCCGTAGTCAACTTTACTTTATGGCACGTGATGCAATTAAACTGCACGGTGTTATTCAAGATCAAGATAATTTAGAACCATGGGTACAAAATAAAATAGCCTCTTCAAGCAAAGATATGGATGCAGTGCGTCGTTACACTGAATATAATGCCATGAAAGCCGAAATTGAACCAGAAGGAATGGAACTAAGCACACATACACATGATGAGCCTATTGAAGAAATTCCAGCAGAAGTCTCAATAGAACCTACAGAAGAATCAACAGTTGCTGAATCTGATTATGCTCGTGACTATGTTCTAGCAAACGCACCTGAACGTATGGTAGGAATGCACCCAATTTCAAAAAATGCATTTTTAATTGACTTAGAAAAAACATACCCAGGTATTAGAAAAGAATTAGGTGAAGAAGTTGTTGAAACAAAAGAAGTTGAAGTAACAGAAGGTATGGAATTTGATGATAAAAATGCAAGTGATGATCTTCAAGTTGTTGCAAAAGACTTATTTAAGTCAGCAATGAAAGCGGCTCAGAAAAAGCATAAAGAGTCAAAAGTATTAGAAGGCGTTACTATATCCGGTGGCGTGCCAGGGACTGGATCAGCAACTGCTGATGCGAAGTTAATTAAAATAGCAAAAAACGCAGAACAGCCTAAGGCTAAAGCAGATGCACAAAACAAAGCTTCTGATGCTAAGTTAATTAAAAAAGCCCCAACCAAAGACGTAAATAGAAAACGCAATTATAATGATGATGGAATTCAACCACCTAAAGGGCATCACAATACTACTGCTAACAGATGGGCAGAATCTACTGAAGAAGGAGTGAAATCATAATGTTTACTAAAGCAGAGTTCCTTTCAAACGAAGATAATAATTACCACACTGAAAATGGTGTGGAAATGGCAAGAGAATTTGGTACTCCAGAAGAACTCGAATTAATGTTACGAATTCAAAAAGATCACTATGCTCGTGGGCATATTCAGCCAGACGAGATAGAAGCACGTAGAGGTATTGTAAACAAATACTGGAAGCACTTGGAAAAAGTAGGAAGTGTTACAGACTCAATTGAAGAAGACGAAGAAAGAGGCGCTGATTTTTATCGAGCCCAAGATGCAGCAAATATGCAACATGCGAAAGTAAAATTAGAAAAACTTATAAGAGAATTAGATGTTGATATTTTATGGAGAGGCGAAAACAGTCGTAAATTTTTCAACAATGGTGATAGAGCTGGTACAGGTCAGTTAGGAAGTATAGTAGATAAACTAAGAGACATTAATAAAACCTGGGACAACGATACATCATTATACGGAATGTAATAGAGGAAATAAAATGAAATATAATCAAATAATAGCAAAAGAGGACGAAGCAAGTGACCTTTATCATGACAATGTTAAATCAGGTAAAGATTATAATGATTATAAAGGTATTCAAATCCATAATTTAAGAAAAGAATTAAAGCGAGTAAGAAAAATACTTCTTAACCTACAAGACATTGAAGGTAAAGACAACAGTTCTGATATGGTTAATGACATTAGAAATATGCTTAACGGCTATCAGGAGATGATTGACAACATGGAAAGTGCATTTGAAAAACTTCAGATTGGACGGCATCGTACGGAATCGGTTACTATTGACAAAGATGATAAACTTGCATCTTTAAAAGTTATCAATCCAAATAACAGGCGTCATGACGATACATTAAATGAATATTCTCCAAAACAAATTAAAATGGCATTTGGAATTTTAAATGATCCAAGATACAGAGATGGTAATTATGATGGTGCTTATGCGGCCATTGAGAAACTTGCAAAAGGTTTAGCAAGTCATCCAAGTGTAGCAAAGGCATTAAAAAGAGCAAACGAATCAATAGTTAAAGAAGCAGATAAAGATGGAGACGGCAAAGAAGATCTAAAAGGGTTTGATGCAAAAACATCATATGCTCTTAAAGCTCTCCAAGTAAAGTATCCACATGCAGATAATTTAATGTCAGCATTAATGGCTCAATCAGACGAAACAAACAAAAGACAAGATGATGGTGATAAGAAAAGAGATGCATTGGATAAGCTTCATAATAAAAACATTGATACTATTGAACAAAAACTATATGATGTTATTAAAAAGAATAATTTGACAGAAGAAAAAGAGAAATCAATTGTGAATGAAATAGATCCAAGTAGATCTCCGTGGACAGTTTCAGGTAAACACCCTGGAGCAATGAGCCAAAGAGAATTAGAAAGAGAAATCGCAGTATTTGATGAACTTAGAGATAGAGGTGATCATTTATCACCAAGAGAATTAGCACAAGAAGATTCATTATATCATTACTTAGAAAGCTCAAGACAAAGATCAATTGGTGAAATGCAGGCAAAAGATATGCAAAAACAGGCTAATCGTATTATGGAAAAATCCAAATGGAAATTACAAAAAAGAGAAGGCATTGAAGATATAGCAAAAGCACATACGAAAAAACACACACTACCACGACTTGATACAGAAAGATATCAAGAGCGTGATGGACTAGAAGGGCCTATAATGACAAAGTCAGGTAAAGTAGTATATTACGATCCTAAAGAAGATTTATATTATGATCCAGATAAAGACATGTATATAGATGCTACTGATTATGACCGTTATGCTGATAATTATGATTATCATAATAAAAGGAGATAATAATTATGTTTAATTGGATTAAAAAAATGTTTGGAGCAGGTGCTAAGCCTCAAGTATGGATAGCAAAACCTAAAGTAGAAGTAAAGAAAAATATGACTAACCCAATAGTAGTCAAACCAAAATTTAAAAATAAAAAAGATTTATCAAAAATGACTAAAGTTAAACTCGAAGAAGTAGGTAGAGTTTACGGCATAGAACTTGATAGAAGAGAAAGAAAAGATAAGTTAATAAATCAGCTTTGGAAAGCGATTAAAAAGTAGGAGAGCTATAAGGGCATGAGATTAGTACACTTATTTGAATTAGAAAGAAAAGATCAAATGAAGAAAATGAGACGTATCTATGATAAGATGCAAGAAAACCCTGCTGTCATAGATGAATTATGGAAAACTATTGCTAACATGACTGTAGATACTGAAGGTGATCTTAAGAGTAGAGTTTTATCAGCAATCGATCCTAAGAATACAGGTAAAGAACAAGATCAAACATATGCAGAGGGATTTGTAGCAGGTTTAGTTAATGCTATTGATAAAACAGAAGGTACAACGGAAGAAAGAATTGCATTCGCAAAAACGTTGGGCACAGTAAATCATGTAGATCCAAAGGCACTATTGCAGCCATTAACTAGTTGGGGTGACTGGCTAGTAGGCACAGATTTTAGTAAAAGATTATTTGATACAATGTTTAATGATCCTGCATTTCTACAAGCTAATAAAGGACCAGGTGAATTTGCACTTGCAATTTTAAGTCCAAGTATTACATTAACAGGTGGTAAAGGTGACATACAAGTAAATGGTAAGCCTGTTGAAGTTAAATCAGGCCTAACATCATCGGGTGGTAGATTATCTCCTACTTCAGGAACACTAGGTCAACTTTATAAAAATAAAGAATTTTGGGATGCACTAGTTCCAGAAGATACTGTAAAAGCCAAACAATTAGGTAGCATTAATAAAATTAATGCAAATAACTATAGTGCATTTTTAGAAGAGTATGGGCTTCAGCCAAAACACTCAGTAAAAATACTACAATCAATATTTAAGCACAACGATGCTAGTGCTCTTGCTACGCAAATAGGTAAAAGTGGAACTAATGTAAAAGCATCAGATTTAATTAAACTAGCTGTTAAAAATTATGGTGCATCACAAGGCGATGATGCTTTCTTAATTTTACAAAAAGATATTAGAACTAGTTTGTATTTTGATGTTGATAATTTAGATCCAGTACTTAGCAGACTTTCTTTTTCATTGCCACTTATAGACAGTGACGCAAGAAGTCAAGGCAAAGCTCAAATTGGTATCTTAAAGAAAGCAAGATAATATGTGGGAAATAATTCAAAATATGGCTACAGATCGCTTGTGGATTTACACAGGTATAGGTGGAGCTTGTTGTGGTGCATTGTTTATCGCATACATGCGTGGCACCCGAATTAGTTTTTGGGTTTATAGCAAATGGGAAAGACTATTAGACTATTTTGTTAACCGCTTTAATTTAACTTGGTTCCAAGAAGATCCCGAAGCATGGAAAAAAGTAAATCCTAAAATATCTAAAAAAATAGAAGAACTTGAGAAACGTATTAAGTTCTTAGAAGCCACAAACAGACATTAATAATATGAGTCAAATATATCTAGTATGCACTCGCAGTGCCATAAGCGCCAGTGCGTTAACATACATTATCAACCAAAGTCCACAATTCTACAATGTAGTTCATAATAACTTATGGCTAAATGAAGCAGGCTCTAAATTTAAAGATGCTACTGTAATTGAAGATTGGTGGAACATTCCAAAGTCTTTTGCAAAAACATACAACCACGATGTAAGAAATAATGAGAATATAAAACTAGAAACGTTGCAAAACTTATGCAACGAATGGGAAAACTTGCACACAGGCAAACACATAGCATTGTTTACACATGCAACAAACACAGCAGATATTATTAAATGGAGAAACGAACACGAACTTCCAATAACAGTAGTCACTACTATTATGGGTGAAAACTGTTATCATTACATAGACTTATTTTTACAAAGAGAATACAGTAACGAAATGAATAAATTTGTAAGTTTATTTGACACATGGAAATATTTATATAACCAATTTTTATCTCAAGATGTAACATGGGCAGAACATGCAGACGTTGTACTTGCTATGGATGATTGGTTAAATGATCCAGCGGTAACATATTTTGCATTGGGAATATTTCCTAACCATAACATGAAAATATGGGTAGAAGAATACAAAATGGCAAATGGATACGAAGAATGGAATTTAAGTTTAACTAGTACAACAAACAGACTAAAGACTATGTGTTATATATTTGGAAAATATGAAAGTTTATTTCAATATACCCAAGAAAAGAGACTATTTGCACTAGCAACACTAGAATCTGGTAAATCATATAAAGAAAATGAAATTACAGATATTCAGCAAATAGTTGATAATACCCAAAAAATCATAAGAAAACAATTGACTTTAACCTAGTTATAGTCTATAATAAAGACTAATTAACCAGGAGAATATTTATGAGCATTACATTCAATCAAGACGACATAGCAAAACTTAAAACATTAATTCAAGAAGGCATACATGTTATAACAGAAGTTGAGACTCTCAATGAGGGTCTAAAAGATACAGTTAAGCACGTTGCAGAAGAAATGGACATTAAGCCCGCTATTATTAATAGAGCTATTAAAATAGCACATAAGGGTAAACTACACGAAGTAAGAGATGATTTTGATCAACTAGAAACTATACTTGAAAGTGTAGGACGTCCAGATTAATGGAGCATCGTGAAAAGTTAAATGATAAGATTAAGGCTCTAAATTCAACTAGAGTATTTAAAAAGATAACACCCAGGGGTGACTTGTCATGGTATGTTAAGTGGGTTTCGGTTGTTTTTATTGTAATAGCAACTGCGGCACGAAGTGAGGGCACAATACCTCACATTGATATGTGGTTTGGGATAGTAGGAACAGCAGGCTGGTTATGGGTAGGTATGCTTTGGCATGATAGGGCTCTTATTCTACTAAATGGTGTATTAGTAACTCTTATAGGCATGGGCCTAATGAATTTCTATTTTGGTACCTAGTACGTGATTGAGCGTATCCATAACTTTTGGGGTATAGAATCAGAATATATATTTGGTGATATATTTACTGGATATGAAGATTTATACTCTGAGCTAGATACATTTACAGCAGAAGTATATGAAGAAGATGGTCCTGGAACAATAGAAAAAGTTTTCAATATATACAGAAATAGAGGTATAGTGCCTATTATATATTATACTGAAAATGGACTAATACAAGCACTAAAAGATTTTAAAAGAGCATCATATAATCACGTAGAAAATAATGTAATTGGTCTTGGAAATAATCAAGGGCAAACAATTAATCGTTTTGTATTCACAAATATGCAAACAGCAGAACCCAAAGGTAGAGGTTCAAATAGTTTAAAAGATAGATTCCATAATGATGCTAAGTTACGCAGAGCTATTAGAATATGTTTTGAATTTAGAGATGGAAACAAGTTAGTATATCCAACAGCAATGCGTAGAAGTTTAGAATTAGTAACAGGTGAGAATGTGCAAAACTTTAAGCCACAACACGCTAGAGCAATTGCAGAGCGTTTATGTCCGGTGCTATGGGGTCGTATTTACGATTATAGCTGTGGTTATGGTGGAAGGCTACTCGGAATAACAAGTAGTAACATGAACTACACTTATATAGGCACAGACCCTAATACAGAAACATTTGAGTATTTAAAATACTTAGATAGTTTATTAACTAATAGTGCTGAGATTATTTGTTCACCATCGGAAGAATATCAATGCGAAGACATTGATTTAGCATTTAGTAGTCCACCTTATTTTAATTTAGAAAAGTATAGTAACGAGCCAACACAATGTATGGTTAAATATACTACGATGGATGATTGGTTTGATGGATATGTTGCTCCTACAATGAAAAATATATATAAGGGTCTTAATACAGATGGAATATTTGCAACAAACATTGCGGACTATAAAAGTTATGGTAACAAAGAATATTTTGTTGTAGATCGTTGGATTGAACTTGCTGAAAAGATTGGATTCAAACATACAAACACAATTAAGATGATGCTTAACACACGACCTGGTGTAGGTAATTTTAAAACAGAAGGCAGAGAAAAATTCGAAGGAGTATACGTTTTTGAAAAAAATAATACATGATTTGGAATGTTTACAATGTGGACATAGGTTTGTTTCGCCAGTGCCTCGTCCATGTAATAATTGTAGTCACAAGTATCTTATTGATTGGGGATTTAAAAATATGAGTAAAAAAGCATGAGTTATATAGATGCATTTCACGATAAAAGTAAAGACATTGTACACGTTGTTGAGCGTGTTAACGGTAAAAGAGAATTTAAAGAAATTCCTGCAAAGTATACTTTTTATTATAAAGATACAAAAGGTAATCACACAAGTATATTTGGCGAGAAGTTAGAACGTGTAGTCTGCACTACAAGTAAAAAGTTTCTCACTGAAAAGAAAATACACGGACATAAAGGACTGTATGAGAGTGATGTAAATGTTGTTTTTAAAACATTCGCCGAAAATTACGATCCACAATCAGTTCCAGAACTAAATGTTTGTTTCTTTGATATTGAGACAGACTTTAACAAAGAAGTAGGGTTTGCTCCACCTGAAGATCCTTTCAATGCTGTAACGGCAATCAGTTTACATTGTAATTGGTTAAAAACAACTATATGCCTTACTATTGCTCCTAACACATTAAACATTGACGAGGCAAGAGCAGTTACTGATAAATTTGAAAATACTATTTTGTTCGGAACAGAAAAAGAAATGCTTGAAGCATTTTTAGATTTAATTGATGATGCTGATATTTTAAGTGGATGGAATAGTGAAGGTTTTGATATTCCATATCTAGTAAATAGAGTATCACGTGTAATGAGTAAAAGTCATACAAGACGTTTTTGTCTTTGGGATAAGTTGCCAAGAGAACGTAGGTTTGAACGTTATGGTGCAGAACAACAAACATTTGATACATATGGTCGTGTACATATGGATTATATGCAATTGTATAGAAAGTATACATACCACGAAATGCATAGTTATAGTTTAGATGCAATTGGTGAATATGAAGTAAAAGAACGAAAAGTAGAATATGAAGGTACATTAGATCAACTTTATAATCATGACTTTGAAAAGTTTATTGCGTACTCTAGGCAAGATGTTGAGTTATTAGTTAAACTAGATGCTAAACTACAATTTATTGATTTAGCGAATGTGTTAGCACACTCTAACACAGTATTGCTACAAACAACAATGGGTGCTGTTGCACAAACAGACCAGGCTATTATTAATGAAGCACACACTAAAGGTTTAATTGTACCTGACAAGCGTTATGATAGAGATACTACACAAGCCGCAGGAGCCTATGTTGCAAAACCTAAAAAAGGAATGCATAAGTGGGTAGGCAGTATTGACTTAAACAGTCTATATCCTAGTATTTTACGTAGTTGCAATATGAGTACGGAAACTATTATTGGGCAAGTTAGACAGACATATACAAAAGAAATGATACAAAATGCAAGAACAGTTGCTGAAGCATGGGAAGGAAAGTTTGCGTGTAAAGAATATGAACTAGTAATAGATAAAAATATAGATGAAATACTACATCTTGACTTTGAAGATGGAAGTAGTTTTGAGGCAACTGGTGCAGAAATATATGAGATTGTATTTAATAGTGGACAACCTTGGATTATTAGTGCCAATGGTACAATATTTACATATGAGAAAAAAGGTATTATTCCTGGTTTGTTAGAGCGTTGGTATGCAGATCGTAAATTATTACAAGAGAAAGCACGTGAAGCACGTGAAAAGGGTGGTGATGAATTTGCGTATTGGGATAAACGTCAACTTGTTAAAAAGATTAACTTAAACAGTTTGTATGGTGCGTTGTTGAATCCGGGTAGTAGGTTCTTTGATAGTAGGTTGGGACAAAGTACAACATTAACAGGTCGTTGTATTGCAAAACATATGGCGGCAGAGATTAATAGAATTATTGCAGGTGAGTATGATCACCAAGGTAAAGCAATTGTATACGGAGATACTGATTCCACTTATTTTAGTTCGTATCCTATGTTAAAAGATCAAATTAAAAATAATGAGATTAATTGGGATAGGGATAATATTATTGCTTATTATGATGCAGTATGTCAAGAAGTAAGTAAAACATTTCCAGGGTTTATGAGTAGAACATTTCATACTACATTAGAACTAGGAAGGATTATTGAAGCAGACAAAGAAATGGTTGGCAGTGCAGGTATTTTTATTACAAAGAAACGTTATGCAATGTTAGTATTTGATAATGAAGGTAAACGTGAAGATGTAGATGGCTCAGCTGGTTATATTAAAGCAATGGGATTAGATTTAAAGAGAAGTGATACTCCGCCTTGGATGCAAGAATTTCTTAAAGAAGTTTTATTAGATGTACTTACTGGTAGTGAAGAACAAGAAATAATTGATAAAATTATTGAGTTTCGTAAAGAATATCGAGCAAAGCCAAGTTGGCAAAAAGGTAGTCCTAAACGTGTTAATAATTTGACTGCTTATAGAGGTAAAATGGCAAAGTATGAAATGGATCGTAAGAGAGCACAAAATCAAAACAAAAGTGTAAAAGATATTAAAAAGCCACCAATGCCTGGGCATGTTACCGCGGCACTGAATTGGAACAAGTTACGTGAAATTAATAGTGATAATTATGCTAATGAAATTACAGATGGTATGAAAACTATTGTTTGTAGAGTAAAGGATAATCCAATGGGCTTTACAAGTGTAGGTTATCCTACAGATGAAACACGGCTTCCTGAATGGTTTAAAGCACTTCCGTTTGATGATGATCATATGGAAACAGTAGTAGTTAGTAAAAAATTGGAAAACTTGCTTGGAGTGTTAAAGTGGGATTTACAAAAAGCAGCTGCTAAGAGTAACTTCAACTCTCTATTTGAGTTCTAGAACCCAGTAAAACAGCGAATTATTAGCCGTTGACAAAACACTCAGAATATAGTATATTAATTGAATACAAAGGAATATAATATGAATGATGTAGCAGTTAAAGACTTGGGTTTAGATATACAAAAACAAGTAGACGAAATTACAAAACACGATAAACGACATGGCGGGCCTTATGATAGAGGTGGCGCAGATAGTTATTATGGGCGTGGGCACAAACCACACTATTTTGTAGGTAACACACATCAAGGTACTCAAATTCCCGAAGATAAAATGACTGATGATGAAATTAGAGAGTATACAGCCGGCTATAATGACAACGAAGCGGCAGGTGAATTCAAAGATTGGGGTTAAATTCACCCAAAATCACCTAAAATAGCCGAAAAAATCCAAAAAAAAAGAAAATAAATCTTAAACCCTTATGCTATAAGGGCTGTAGCCTGTTCTAAAGGTTGACAATCAAGACATCTTGCCGTATAATATAGTTATATTACACAATAAAGGAAGGATATGAAAAACTCAAAAGCATTTTTAAACAGTTTTAAAACAAAATATATGGTTGGAATT